CCGTAAGGACCTAGCGGAATCCTATAAGGCCCATAGGCCCAAGCCCCCTGAGTTCATCGGGGTGGTCAAGCGTGCTGTCATAGAACGCTTTGGGGGCATCATGTTCCCCGGCCTTGAGGGTGACGACGTTGTGGGTATGCACCACAATCCATTCCCTATGGTCCCCAGTGAAACCACCGTTGTGTATTCTGAGGACAAAGACCTGAAGCAACTGTCGGGGCTATACCTCAGTCTCGACAACGGTATCCAATTCAGGACTCCTGATGAAGCCCTGCGCTTCTTCTATATGCAGGTACTCATCGGTGATGCCGCTGATGGCTACCCTGGTTGTCCTAGCATTGGCCCCAAGAAAGCACACATGTTGCTCGATGGTGCCAGCAGGGAACAGCTATGGGACATCGTGTGTCTCACCTTTGAAAGCAAAGGACTCACTGAAGCGGACGCCCTGTTACAGGCGCGTTTAGCGTGGATCCTTAAGTGGAACAACGGTGGCCCGATGTCCTTCGTGCCCCCCAAGCGCATGTCAAATAAACTCGATTGGAGCAAACTGAGATGATGGATGCTAGTGATCCCCGTAGTGCCCTGCCGTCGCAACAGAATATCCCCGATGAGCCCCAGCGTTTGGGGCCCGAGGCTGCTGCTGCTGGGAACGACGATGTGGAGCGGTACCTGGGATTCATCTTGGATGCTTTTCCACCCGAAGTGCCTATGGTATCACAGCTGTCAGAGAACCCTAATCTGCCCTGGGTTCTCGCTGGTAGACAGCAGGTGATCCATCTGGTGCGACAAGTCAGGGAGCAATACCGACAGCAAACTCAGAGGAGATAGTGAGCCATGAGCTTCTTTAGTGACCTCTTCAAGAATCTCTTTGGTGGGCTCTTTAAGCAACCAAAGATCGTGATCCCTGCGGCTCCCCCACCGCCGCCCCCTCCGCGAACTGAGGAGTCGGCTTCGCCGATCACTGTGGGTGGGTCAGCCACTGAGGCCATCCGTAGGACCCGGTTGGGACGCCGCAGGTTTGTCACTAATGCAGCCCTGGGTATTCCCACTATCGCCGGTGGGGGCCTTGGGGTCCCAGGTAATCTCTGATGGCCAGCATTAAAGACCGCTGGACTACCCTAGATTCCGCACGTACGACAATCCTTGAGAGAGCCCGTGATTGTGCACGCCTGACGCTGCCCCACCTGTTGCCCCCATTGGGGCACACAGAGGACATGCGGCTCCCCATCCCCTGGCAGGCGCATGGGGCCACCTGTGTCCGTAACCTTGCTGGCCGATTGGCGCTCACTCTGTTCCCCCCGAATCTCCCCTTCTTTCGCTATGGACTCGCTGAGTATCTCAAGGCTTCTGATCCCGCGTTGCGCAGCACATGGGACATGATTAGGGATGGCCACAGGATCATTGAGAAATCTGTGACCACCTTCTTTGATACCCATGGATGGCGCATTGCCACTGTGGATGCCGCTGAGTCCCTCATTGCTGTGGGCAACATCTTGCTCAACCGTGATGAGATGGACCGTATGCGTACCATCAGGTATGACCGATATGTGGTCAAGCGTGATGCCATGGGCGAACCCTACGAGATCATCGTTAAGGAAACCAAGTGTTTCACCACGTTGCCCCAAGAAGTCCAAGATGCCATTCTGCCTGAAGTGAAGAAACAGGGGAAGGCGCCTGACGAGAAACTACCAATCGACATCTATACTCACGTGTATTTGAACCGTGAGGACAGTCATTGGTATCAACGTCAGGAAGTCATGGGTGTCCCCTGGGCCGGTGGTGAAGGCCATTGGCCTGAGGCTGACTGCCCATGGATCCCACTGCGGTTCACAGCCTTGGGTGGTGAGGACTACGGGCGCGGCCTTGTGGAGTTGACTCTGGGCGACTGGCGTTCCCTTGAGTCTTTCTACATAGACCTTGCGGAAATAGCCGCAGCTATGGCCAAGATCATTCCCCTGGTGAATCCCTCGGGCCTTACGAGCATCAGAGATATCACCAGGGCTGGCTCAGGTGTACCCATCCCTGGCCGAGCGGATGACATCACGTTTGTCAACATCAATAAGCTAGCCGATGTGCAATTCATGTTGGCTATGAGTGAGCGCATCGAGCAACGCCTTGGTAGAGCCTTCCTGTTGAACTCTAGTATTCAGCGACAGGGCGAACGGGTGACTGCTGAGGAAATCAAGTTCATGGCTAAGGAACTTGAGAATGCCTTCGGTGGCACCTATACCCTATTGGCCGAAGACTGGCAACTTAAGATTGTCAACTTGGCCATTGCGAGTCTCAAGCGTGATCCGCGGTTCCCCAAGGTAAGTCCGCAGTTGCGCCCGCAGGTTATCACGGGCATCGCGGGGCTCGGTAAGGACACAGAGATGTCGGCCATTGATGAGTTCGCCAGTAGACTTCAGCTGTTGGATCCTCAGCAACGTAATGTCAAAGCCGGGGCTGTCCTCAGGAAGACTGCCGATGCCGCAGGGCTCATCCCGAGTGATGTCGTTAAGACTGATGAGGAACTGGCAGACGAGATTGCGGCTGAACAACAGGCCGCTACGGCTCAGGCCCTTGGACCTGAAGTAGTCAAAGGCATGATGGATCCCAAGAATCCTATGAACGCGCCTCAGGCGCCCGGAGGAATTAACCAATGAGCGAAGCCAACAATGTTCCCGGTGGTGGGATCGACACTAGTCTTCTCAATGTGAACACCGCTGTGGTGCAGACTGAGAAGGGCCTGATGAATGAAACCAATATGACCTTCAGCATTCCCCCCGAGATTGCCAATGGGGCCACTGTGCCCGATGGTGCTGCCCTCCCTGGGGCCCTGTCGATTCCCATGCGGGGTACTGTGGATGAGACTCAGCTGGTTGAGGGCCTCAATAAGGCCATGGGGCCTGAGGCTGCGTCCAAGAGTGCTGCCCGAGTGGGCAACATCTATGCTGCCGTCCAGAAGTCCATGACGGTTGTCGACAGTACCCACAATGGTATTAAACTCGACAAGCGAACCAACAAGCCCCTCCAGGAAATCAAAGAACCGGAGTTCATTCCCGTTGGTATGACTGTCGTGGACCTCCCTGCGGACAAACGTGGTGCAGCCACGAAGTTGACCCTGGGGGCCAAGTAACCCATGGCAGCTGAAGACATCAAGGGCACCGTGATGAGTCCTGGTGGGGACGCTGCGGCTGCTGCTCAGGCAGCTACTGAAGCTGCTGCACTCAAGGCCGCTGAGGCCAATGATGCTGTCAACAAGGCTGGCGAAGTGAAGCCCCCTGTGACGCCCGAGGTGCCCCCGCCTGACAAACCACCGGTGGTGCTCCCTGAGAAACTCTCGAAGGCCGATGTGGACCTTGTGGCCGATGAGTTCATCAAAGATGGCAAGCTGTCGACGGCAACGTATGAAGCCCTTGATAAACGCGGGCTGTCTAAGGATCTCATCGACGGCTACATTGAGGGCGTTAAGGCCCAGACGGAACTCATGTGTAATCGTGTGCTGGGAGCCGTCGGTGGCCTAGAGAAGTATACTGAGCTGGTCAAATGGGCCCAGAAGAGTTTATCGGATGAAGCTAAAGCTGAATTCGATGGTGTGATGTCGACAATGAAGTCTGAGGCAGACATGACTGCTGCCGTCAAGAAACTTCAGAAGACCTATGAACAGGCCGTTGGGAAACCACCGGTCGCCCCTATCAGTGGTAACGAGGCTGCGTCCTCTGGAGACGCCTTTGCTTCCATCGAGGCCATGGCTGCGGCTATGGCAGATCCTCGATATAGCGGCATTGGTGGATTCAGGGATCCGGCCTATATCAAGAGTGTCGAAGACCGCACCCGAAGGATGAAGGGTTAGCTGAGGCTGATCCAAAGTCCATCTGAGGCTGTACGAGATACTTCCGATAGTATATAGGTAAGCTGTGCTGCCTATAGACATCGGGAAAATTCCCTCAGGAGCCTAAATATGGCTGCCGATACCTTTACCCTTAGTCAGCCTGGTCTAAAGGTTGGCGGATCCGACGAAAAGGAGCTGTTTCTTAAGCTCTTCTCCGGTGAAGTCCTTAATGCCTACATGCGCAATGTCGTCTTCGCGGCTCGCACCAAGCGTGTCACCATCAGTAATGGCAAGCAGTATCAGTGGCCCGCCACTGGTCGTGTCACCGCTAGTCGTGTCACCACTGGTCTTGAAGCCTCTGGTCAGGCCACCAGTCAGAATGAAGTGACCATTGGGCTGGATCCTGCTATGCAGGTCCCCCTGTTCTTCGATCACTTCTACGATCAGATGTCGCACTTTGAGACCCGCTCCGAGTATGCCAAGCAGTCTGGTGAGGCCCTTGCGGTCCAGGAAGACCAGGATATTTCCAAGGAACTCGTCAAGGCTTCCAAGACCGCTGCCATCATTGGCGCCGGGCACGACTACGGTGGATCCGTCATTGTCAGCGACAAGTTCAAGATCGCTGCTGGTGGTGCTGCTGATGTGGCCGAACAGGCGCTGGCCCTCTATGAAGCCCTGTACCTCACGGCCCAGACTCTGGTCGAGAAAGACATCCCCCTGGATTCCGTCTTCTGCGCCATTAGCCCCGCCCGGTTCTTCAATATGGTCAAAGCGGTCCAGAGCAATGGTTTCTCCATCAGCAACCGCGACTTCTTCCCCTCTGCTGCTGACCTCAATAGTGGCACCCTTCCGATGATCGCCGGTATCAAGATCCTGTGGAGCAACCTGTTGCCCACCACTGATACCTCTGTGTCGGATGCCTATCATGGTGTTGACGCCAGTAAGACCGTTGGTGTCATTTGGCGCCCTGATGCGGTGGGCACTGTTGTGCTCAATGGCCTCCAGGTTAAGGTGCAGGAACAGGTGCGTGCCCTTGGCACCTACATGACCACCTTCTACATGATGGGCCATGGTGTCCTGCGGCCTTCTTCGGCGATCTCCCTGGAGTTGAGCGCCCTGAGTAACTAAACGAGTCTCCTTCTTCGCTCGGCTGTGGCTCGCTCACATTCTTCAGGAGCCACAGTCTTTTTCCCGATGGTGTAGTGCAAATGGCAGCACTCAGGCTTTCCGCTGAACAATGCAGGTTCGACTCCTGCCACCATCGCTGAAATATCTCATTGGAGGAACACTATGGCTGTCATTCCTGGCTTTACTGAACTGGAGTGTGTCAACAAGATGCTCCTCCTGCTGGGGGAAGCTCCTGTTGTCACTCTGGATGATCTAACATTCGCTGAGGCATCGTTGGCCCGACAGGTGCTTCAGGAGGATTCTGTCAGTATTCAACAGCAGGGCTTCTATTGGAACACTCTGAATCTGACCCTTCAGCCTGACATCAGTGGCTACATCTATCTCCCTGAGGGGACACTCCGAATGGATCCAGTCGACAAAACCTCTTACTACATCAAGAGGGGCAACCGACTGTATGATGGGGCGAACAACACCTATGTAATCTCTGAGGATGTCGAAGTGGAACTCATTCAGTTCCTCTCATGGGACGAAGTGCCTGAAGTGGTTCGACACT